CCCTTTCAGGATGATTTGCTTGTAGATTTTAACGACTATCGCTTTAATGTTATTCTTAAAGCACGACAGTTGGGTATTTCAACTATCACAGCCGCATACATCGTGTGGCTTTTGTTGTTTTACAGAGACAAGAACGTTTTGGTTATTGCAACTAAGTTCCAGACCGCTGCAAACCTAGTCAAGAAGGTAAAGAACATTATGCAGAATGTTCCCCCTTGGCTTCGCATCGCAGACATCAAGATTGACAACCGCACGTCGTTTGTCCTGACTAACGGTTCAGAAGTCAAGGCTGCTTCCACATCTGGTGATGCTGGTCGTTCGGAAGCACTATCCCTCCTCGTTATTGACGAGGCCGCACACGTTGACGGATTAGAAGAGTTGTGGACAGGTTTGTATCCTACATTGTCTACTGGTGGTCGCTGTATCGCACTGTCCACACCAAACGGTGTTGGCAACTGGTTCCACAAAACTTATACTGAAGCTGAACAAAATGTCAATGACTTTCATCCAACCAACTTGCCTTGGAGTGTTCACCCTGATCGCGACGAAGATTGGTTCAAAAAAGAAACCAGAAATATGTCTCGCCGCCAGATCGCACAGGAGTTAGAGTGTAGTTTCAATGCTTCTGGTGAAACTGTCATACATCCGGAAGATTTAGAAAGATTAGTTTTTGGTGTTAAAGAACCAATGTATAGAACCGGCTTTGATCGCAATCTATGGCTTTGGGAACAGTATAGTTCTGAAGCTACTTACATGATTTCTGCTGATGTTGCAAGAGGTGACGGGGCAGATTTTTCTGTTTTCCACATAGTTAAATTAGAGACTATGGAGGTAGTAGGTGAATATCGTGGCAAACCAAACCTTGAGGAATTCGCTTCTATTCTTGATTCCACAGGTAGAGAATTTGGCAATTGTCTGCTGGTGGTTGAGAATAACAGTCTAGGAATATCAATCCTAGAGAAATTACAAGATAGATCGTATCCAAATCTTTATTTTTCAATAAAGGGCACGCATGAGTATGTTGATCAGGTACGGGCTGAATCTATTAACAATTCAGTTCCCGGCTTCACCACCTCATCCAAGACTCGCCCACTTATCGTAGCGAAAATGGAAGAATTCATACGAAATAAACTAATTACAATATATTCTTCGCGAATTGTAGACGAGTTTAAAACTTTTATTTGGAACAATAACAAAGCACAGGCAATGAGAAGTTATCATGATGACTTAGTTATGGCCTTGGCGATCGGTTGTTGGGTGAGAGATACAGCCCTAGAAATTAATAAAAAAGATCTAGAGTATAAGAAGGCTATGGTGGACGCAATGAAATTAAATTCTAGAAAAATACAAACTACAATACCCGGAATGGAAGGCCACCGCCAAGATGTTTGGAATGAAAAAGCAAAAAAAGAAATGAATGATCATAAAAACTTTATTTGGTTAATTAAGGGATAAGTAAATGGCAGATCAAAGTAGAAACCCAAGAAACCCAAGATCAGAACTGTTCAAGTCTCTAACTAGAATTTTTTCTGGGCCTCTTGTTAATAGAAGAACACAACAGGGCCGTCGTCTAAGAAGATATCAATTAGATAAGTACGAAAGTAGATTCACATCAGCTAGCGGACAATCTTTTAAAACAGCAAGATCAAATAGTTCTTATAATCTACAATTAGCCGTAATGAATCAACACAACCGTGTCGAGCGTTATGTAGACTTCGATCAGATGGAATACACACCAGAGATTGCATCAGCTATGGACATCTATGCTGATGAGATGACTACCCACTCTTCATTACAACCAATGCTTAACATTAAATGTTCTAATGAAGAAATAAAAGCTGTTCTTGATTCATTATACCATAACATCTTAAATGTTGATCACAATCTTTTTGGATGGTGTCGTTCAATGTGTAAGTATGGTGATTTCTTTTTGTACCTCGACATTGATGAAAAGTATGGTATTCGCAGTGGTATTGGCCTTCCATCCAATGAGGTCGAGCGTATAGAAGGTGAAGACAATACCAACCCAAACTACGTCCAATACCAATGGAATGCTGGCGGTCTAACCATGGAAAATTGGCAGGTTGCTCACTTCCGTATTCTGGGCAATGATAAATATGCACCATACGGCACTTCAGTTTTGGAGCCTGCCCGTCGAATCTTCCGCCAATTAATTCTTTTAGAAGATGCTATGATGGCTTACCGTATTGTTCGATCACCTGAGCGCCGCGTTATCAAGGTTGATGTTGGACAGATTCCACCTAATGAAGTTGAGCAATACATGCAAAAAGTGATCAGCTCCATGAAACGTAATACAGTAGTAGATGAAAATACAGGTCGAGTTGATTTACGTTACAATCCTTTATCTGTTGAAGAAGATTACTTTATTCCTGTTCGAGGCGATAGCAAAACAGAGATTATTTCATTGGCAGGCGGAACCTTTACGGGAGACATTGACGATGTTAAATATCTAAGAGATAAATTATTTTCTGCCCTCAAGATACCAGCGTCTTACTTAACAAACGCCGAGGGCGCAGACGAAGACAAGACTACCTTAGCTCAGAAAGACATACGATTCGCCAGAACCATTCAGCGCCTGCAAAGAGCAGTTGTGTCGGAGCTAGAAAAGGTCGGTATTATTCACCTCTATACGCTAGGGTTTAGAGATGATGATTTACTTAATTTTCAACTTGCGCTGAATAACCCATCTAAGATCTCTGAACTTCAAGAATTAGAGCACTGGGATAAGAAATTCTCTGTGGCCGGCGCTGCAACAGAAGGCTTCTTCTCGCGCAGGTGGATTGCGGAGCATTTGTTTAGTATGTCTCACGAAGAGTTTGAGAGAAATCAAAGAGAGATTTTCTACGATCGTAAGTTTGACGCATCACTTGCAGCAGTTGCGGAAGCAATGCAAGAAGAAGCAGCAGGCGCAGGCCTTGGTGACCTCGGAGGAGATGAAGGTCTTGAAGATCTTGCCGATGATCTCGGTGATGACCTTGGCGCTGACCTTGGTGATGACCTTGGCGGCGATGAACCCGCAGCAGAGGAGCCAGCAGAGCCTGAGATTGGCGACGACCCGCTTTTAGCGGCTCCCGGCCGAAGAGAGGATAGCGGCTATACTACACCCGGCTCAAAAGGAAAAGTTTATCACCCAGTCAAGAAGGGTAGGGACAATAGAGCAAAGGGTGCAATGAAGCGCCACCGGTCGTCAGTTGCAGGTGCGAACATGGACCCCCGCAAAACTTTTCCCGGTAAGAGTGGTTATGGAGGCTTAGATTCCTTAGCCAAGGGGATGTTTGAATCGAAAGAAACTAATTATGATAATAGTTTTCTGATGCATGAACAGAAAATACATAATGTAAGTTGGGAAGTTAAAAGCCTAATAGAAAGTTTGGGCAATTCAGCGGAGATCAATAATGAAACTAAAGCACAATAAAAAAAGAAACACTGCCTTCTTATACGAAGCATTGGTTAAGGAGTTAACCAAAGCTGTCGTTAACAAGGACGCACAAAAAAAGAATGCTTTAGTTTCTATACTAAAGGAAAATTTTTCTACTGGTAAGATCTTGCAGAAAGAATTAGAGCTTATTAAAACTCTATCTGAAACTAAAAAAGCAGATTTGTACACAGCCGAGCGTTTATTATCTGAATCTATGAGTAGATATACTACACTGGACTCACAAGAAATTTTTGAGGCACAATCTAGATTAATAGAGGATATTAACAAGAACGTTGGAAAGCAGGTGTATAGTAATTTTGTTCCCAACTACAAGCACCTTGCTACTATTTCGCAACTGTTTACACAAAACACCTCTGTAAGAGAAAAGGTTCTTTTAGAAAGAACATTGATTGCTGCCATGACCGCAAAAGAAAAAGAACAAGTTAAAGCAAAACAAATGCCTCATGTTGATAAATTAGTTTTTAAGACAGTTATAGAAAATTTTAATAAAACTTATGATGGTGAACTTTTGCAAGAACAGAAAGATCTATTGAATAATTACATTGTTTCTTTTGGTAAAAATGAATTAGAGTTTAAAGTTTATCTTAATGAAGAACTTAGCAGACTTAAAAATCAAGTTACTCTTCTTAAACAAAACGACATAATTATTGAAAATAGTGACCTATCGAGAAAGCTTGATGAAGTAAGGGGAGCCCTCGATAAGTTCCAAACAAAGAAAATAAATCCCGTCATGCTAGAAAAAATTATGCAGATTCAAAAATTAACTAAGGAATGTTCTGAGTAATGGCAATCAAGATCACAGTTGGTTCGAAAGAACCTCAAGAGAAAGAATCTAAGCCTATTGCAGAAGTGGAGCTTCAGATAAGAAGGTCAGCTAATGGGGATTACTACATCAGTGACCATGCTGACATAGACATTATTGTTATGAAAAGAAAGAAAAAGATTCTTGCTATAGCAAAAGATCAAATGTCAGAATTTGTATACGGCGCTCAAGATCGATTGTTTGACTACCTAACAAAAAAAGGTCTAGTATTACCTGAGACTGTTCAAGGGGGTTCTATTTATGGATCTATGGAAGCTACGTTTATGGATTCTGAAGAACTAAATGTAATAAACATGCTAATTTTAAATATCTCTAAATACATCGATGAAGAACGTCCGTATTTTGAATTTATGGATAAATTTGAAGAAGTAGAAACAGAACAGTTTGTAGAACCAACCGAAGAAGAATCCACAGAGCTTGGCGAAGTTCCCCATGATTCACAGAAAGGTAACATCCGCCCCGGCTATAGTTATGGTCCATACTGGCAAAATTATACTTATGAGTAGAGGCGAATAATGGAACTATTGTGGTTTGCACTCGCTTGCTACGGCTTGACTTATCTTGTCGTGTACGCGAGTATTTTTAATAGAATCCGCCCAAGTAAAGAATGGCTTGGTGGTTTTGGTAAGTTATTTAACTGTACCCTGTGCTTTGGCTTCCATGCAGGCTGGTTTTTGTTTGTCATAAACCAATGGACAGAACTATTTACTTTTGACTACACTATCGCAAACTTTTTTATTTGTGGTTGGGTAGGTGCCGGAGTTTCTTACATTCTTTCAATGATTGTTGGTGACGAAGGTATTCGGTTAACAAAGGAGTGAACAATGCGACGTAGAAACATACCAGAGGTTCGACGCTGCTGTAGCGGCTCTTAACTCGGGCGGGTTGCGCCCGCTAACGTCAATTGGAGATAACTATGGGAAAAGCACTTTTACGAGAATACTACGCACTTTGTGATGGCGGTGTCTGCCAAGACATGCTAACCGAAGATGAAAAGAAACTGATGGCCGCAGGCAAGAAGTTTTATATGACTGGCTGTATGCAGAAGTTTGACACACCAAACGGCAACGGTCGCGTGTATTCCAAAAACATTCTCCAACGTGAAGTAGAAAACTATTGGAAACTTGTTAAGGAACGCAGAGCACTTGGCGAGCTAGACCACCCTGATGATTCAGTTATCAACCTAAAAAACGCCTCTCACCTAGTTACAGATATGTGGTGGGACGGCGAGGCTCTTATGGGTAAGGTTGAAGTCCTTGATACGCCGTCAGGCCAAATACTTAAACAACTGGCTAACTCTGGTGTCACACTCGGCATCTCGTCCCGTGGCCTTGGCTCAGTAAGAGAAGTTCGTGGAACTACAATGGTTGAAGATGATTTTCAACTTATCTGCTTTGATTTTGTTTCCGAACCATCTACCCCCGGCGCTTTTATGCACTCTGATAAGAAAATGCGTGAACACAAAGAGCCAAACATTTTTACAAAAGCAGATAAGATAAACAGAATCTTAAACGACATTTTGAGAGATTGAAATGAAAAGAACAGAACTAAAAAAAATAATTAAGCCGTTAGTAAAAGAATGCGTTCAAGAAACCATACTAAACGACGGTCTTTTATCAAACATAGTATCAGAAGTTATGCAAGGAATGGGCAATCAATTTCTTGTCGAAAATAAAGAACAGATTGTTCCTACAATGTCTAACGAAAATAGTGTTCAAATGGAACAATTGAAAGAAAGGCAACAAGAAACAAGAAAACGACTGCTTGATGAAATAGGTAAAGATTCGTACAACGGTGTAGATCTTTTTGAAGGAACAGCGCCTATTAGAGATAACGGAGAACCGTCCGCAATGAGTCAAGCAAGTGCTCTATCCGGCCAAGACCCTAGTGATCCCGGCGTGGATATATCAGGTATTATTGCTTTGGGTGGCAAAAACTGGAAAGCTTTAGCCAGCAACTAACTATTTAATGTGAGAGAGGTATTACAATGTCAGGAAAATTTAAATATCATGCCGGCTTACACAGTGTTGGTAATTATCAAGCTAGTGCAAGACCTTACGTTCGAAGTGGACTGGTTGCGCCACTTTCTGGAGCAGCAAATACAGCTTTAGAAGTTTCATTTCCAAAAGTAACAAAGTTTGTTACAGTCCGGAATGACGGTGCTACAGCATCTGGCTCATGCACCCTTCGTCTGGCTTTTGCACAAGATGGTCTTAAAGACATGAACAAGAACTATGTTATTATTCATGAGTCTGCGTCATTCTCTGCTGATTTTAGAATTACTAGACTGTACCTAATGTCTGACAGTAGAGCAGCTCTTGATGGTACATCCGCAGATAATGGAACTATTCAAGCAACTGTTACTGCCGGCCTCACTCAAATTGATGCATCGCATTTGACATCATCGTGGACAGGTCTTGAAGGAACTGACACAAACGTTAGACCATAATAAAGAGGAATAATGAGCTACCATAACAGAAGGGGCAACAAAAATAGAGGACCAAGGAAATTTTACCACAAAGGTAAACACCCAGCCCATGTTGCTACCTACGCCAAAGAAGGCGAACATCCTGAACGCACTATAA